GTTGGTTTAAACCTTTTTGAATCTTTGCGTCTGCATAACTCAAAGGTATCAATGATTCAGGCACAGGCGGCTGCTTGCCTGCATTGTGGTACATTTGATCAATGTATTGCTTGTGAATCATATCAAGCGCTTCGGCAAATTCAGGGTTTTTTAATAGGTCTTTCATTCGCAGTTGCTCTCGATTGATGCAATGATTGAAGCATAAGCAGGGTCGGATTCTTTGATGAATAACCCTCCATGCATTAATCCTTTTCTATCCTTGATGTCGTCATAGGCGATTTGGACGCATTCTTCTAGGGTGTAGTTGCTCAATTGTGCGATGTTAATTAGATTTGAAAATATAAACCCTAATTCCTCGCTATTGCTCATACCGCCAGAAACCCAGCTACACATCCAGTATCCCGCCCATGTCACATACTCTTTTGTGCTGTAATTGTCATTATCTTTTTGAATTGAATCTATGGCTGGGATTCCTAATTGTCTGCACATAATAATTAACACTACTGCGCAGTCACCAACATCATCTCTGCAATCTCGGCCCTTACCGACATTATCAGCAAGTTCGCCAAATTCGCTAAATAGCTTCATGGCTTGATCAATCGGTTTTGAGCCTTTGATGATGTTGCGGTCAGTTGCCCATTGTTCAATTTTTTGGATTAATTCATTCATTATTTAAACTCCAGTCGTTGACTGCTAATTAAATCAGCACCATCTATATGTTCACCGTTTTTAATGGCATTTCGGATTGCTGTTTTATCTACTGTTACAGTGGTTTTTTCTTTCTTATATTGTTCGGGGATTATAGATTCATCCTGAATAAATACACTGAAAGGGTTGTCACGGACTTTAATTGAAAGAATTGGGTCTTTAATTTCAGTCTTGCCAAAACTTTGCATCTGAAACAAAAGAAGGTCATGCAAGTTGTCATATTGGCTTTGCATCTGTTTTGACTTTTTAGTCAAGCGATCAATTTCAGACTTAATGATTTCTTGTTGTTGCTTAACGCATTGAAGATACTTCGCCACGTTTACGGCTTTTTTATCCCAATCCGATTCCTGAGCAACCATTTTTTTTAATAGTTCTTGCACTTCTGGGCTTGCTGGGTCTGCACCATTTTCAAGCAGCGTTGTAACATCACTCACAATGCTCTCAAGTTCATTGCCGATATCGTATAAAGAGGTCATGTAAGGTTACTCGTTTATAAATGGATTATTTAATCCTGTATGCTCTAAATTTCTATAGATTTCTCTAACAGTGTTGTGAAAGTCATTGTGACATCGAACACATAACCATCTGACATCCAGTTTCTTGGAATAATCATCATGATGACCCTGTGGTTTACAATCTATTCCACACACCTCACAATTGCTTGGTCTAACAAGCCTTCCACTTCTAATAGCATTAGCTACTGCATTTTTTGCCAAATACTTTTCATGGTACTTCTCCTTATGGTTTTTTATAGATAGTTTTTTAACCTCTAAACCTTTACCGCTCTTATGGTAATTAGACTGCTTTCTTATGCGCTCCTCTTTGTTTGGTCTATTTCTGTCGTAAGCTCTTACCCTTTCAATATTTTCAGATCTGTGCTTGCTTACGTCATTTTTCGTGCATTCCTTACACTTGTTTAAATGACCATCGCCCATTTGCCTATGCTTGTAAAAATCAGTTAATGGTTTTTCAATGTTGCATTTAAAACACACCTTCATAATAATCCACCCTAACACTTGTTAGAATGGATTATACTACAAGTTATTCCATTTTAGAAAGGCAAATCTTGGTCATCTTGCGCGCTATACGCAGGATTAGCACCATATCCACCGCTAGGCGTTGCTGTATAAGCAGGCTCGACCTTCTTATCTCCTTGCTTCATCAAACGCTCATAAGCCTTTGGTAATGCTTCTGCTGCGGTCTTTTTCTCAATCAGCTCTTTAGCCATCAATTGAGATGATGCGTCAAAAGATGCTACAAAGTTCATGCGTACTTTCACATCGTTGTTAGCGTTGTAATACTCCTCAGCTTGAAGCAACAATCCAACTCGCTTGTCTTGAAGCTCTGGCGCAACAACAACTTGCTGCTGCGTGTCTTTCTTTTCTTCAAAACTATATTTCTCAACAGTTGTCTGTGTCGGGGTTAATTGTTTTGTGCGCGTACATGCCAAAATAGCATTCACCTTATCTACGCCAAACAATGCGCTACCATCTTTGCCTTGCGTCCAGATTGTAAAGTTTGTTCCCTGCTTATCATCTGTATCGAAATAAAACTCTAATCCTTTCGCGCCGCCTTTCGATGTAACAAATTCAGCGCGTGTAATTGTGCCGATATACTTATCGGTTTTATTGATGCGTCCACCTTCGCTATCAGCTTTTTTTGCAGACTCTACGTTAAAAGTAAAAGTTTGATATGTCATAGTCTTAAATTCCAAAGTATTCGCAGATAGCGTCATCTACTGCTTTTAGGTCGTTGTCGATATGTTCAGACTCAAATAGTCCGATTGGTGATTTAACTGTATTTTGACCATTGTTTTTAGTCATAAATACAAATTGCTCATTAATGATTGCAGTCTGCAAGCAGATTGTAACCATACCTTCAAGCGTGATCTTTTCATCTAGCATTTTGCCGATGGTTTTAATCTTGCTTCTGCCGCTTTCAGATTCTTCTATGTGACTCAGCATATAAACTCGCTTGTCATCTGATAATTGAGATGCAGCGTTAAAAATATCCCAAGTCTTTTTGCCAATTTCTGTGAACTTATCAAAGCCACGTTCAGCAGATCGGCGCATAAATTCGTTAGCCATGATGTACTGCAAGTCGTCAATAATAATGATTGGTCGAGTGCACTTGTTCATTACGTTGATAATCTTTTCAGCATTATCGCAAACATAAATAGAACCACCATCTTGCGTTAATTGCTTCCAGTCCTTGCTGCGAAACGGCAATGGCTTCTTGATTGATTGAATCAGTAAAACATCGTCAGGGTTTAAGTTGCGCAGGCTTGTGCTTTTCCCTGTGCCCGATTGACCCAAAACCAAAGTTGCTATACTCACATCACACCTCGCTCATTAGTTTTGAATATTCTTCTGCGTTAATTTTCCCGACTTGGAAAAGTGTTTCAATCACAATTGCCAAGTCATCTTTTGAGAAAGTCATACTGTGTTTCTTGACATGATCTAGCCATGCTTTTGTTTGATTATCCATTTTCACACCTCGCTTAAAGTAAGATCACTTTAGCATATTGAAAGATAAAATCAACACTATAATTAAGATAATTTACTGCGATTGCATATATTTTGTATTGTGCTATATTAAATCAAAATAACGGAGTTCTTTAAATGATGACGCTTGAACAAGTAAAAGAGAAGTTGCAAGACCGCAATATTGCCGAGGTATCACGCCGATGCAATCTGCAATATCAAACGGTTTTTAATATCGCCACTGGGCGCAATAAAAACCCAAGTTATAACACCGTGGTTAAGTTGGTCGAGTATTTTAAGGGTGATTGAAAATGACAATATTCCAAGATTCGATACTGGTCGTGATTTTCATATTATTGTTTGTTGTTTTTCTTATGGTATGCGCTTTGATTGATTGTGTTTATCGGGTGTATCAGGCTAAAAAAGATCGGGAGTTTTAAAAAATGAAAAATATTATTAGTGATTCAATATGGGCGCATTTCATTATGTTCTTATTTGTTATGTCTGCTATCCTGCCACTGTTTAGCACTATTCCATGGTTAGCTGTTGTGATTGGTTGCGGATACGTCTTTATTCTATTTAATTCCGCAATGCGTATTGCTGATTTTGAAATGAGCGAGTTGGGCAAAGTGGTTAATAAAGCTGAAAAAGGCGCTTACAAAGAAATCCATATTATTGGAGTGTATAAAAATGAATCTAATTGAACAATTGGGCGGCTATGAAGCTGCTAAGAATCAGGCTAAAGATAAAAGTATTGGTTTTTTGGTTGATATTAATAATGAGCTTTTAGAATACCGCCGCCAGCACAATATTTTTGAGATAGGAGACAAGATTGTTTCAACACTAGATGGCAGTGAGGACTGGAAGAATGCTATTTGTGAAATACTGGCATTCCATAAGAAAATGGCAATAACTACAGGTTTTAGCTGCGCTATTCATCACTATGATTACAGACACGCAACCCCCGAAGAAATCAAAGCAGGGCGTAGACTATGAAAAAATTATGTGTGGCGCGGGTTTTATGATCCGCTGCCACCGATGCGGGAAATTAAAAGAGCCTAGCCAGTTTAGAAAATTAAAACCAGTGTGGTGTACTTGGTGCATTAATTGCGAAAATACACCGATTGGGGTTATTGCGAAGTGAATTATGAATATTGAACAAGCTATTAAAATATACGGTAAAAATGCAGTTGATATGATTATTGCAGATAAGCCTAGTCGTGCTAACGCATGGCATCCAGTTCGGGGTTACGTTGGCTTAACTATTGATATGCTTAATCTGCTGCAAGATGATGATGAGTATTTAATTTTTTGAATTGGAGTAATTTTAAATGAAAACATATACATACACGGTCTTTTTGAGACACCCTGAAACAAAAGAAACACAGCACGGCACTATTCAACTTGATTGCGAGGATGGATATTTAGATTGTCATGAGTTGTTTGAAAGACTTACCAGTGAGAAAATAAAGAATGATCTTTATGCGGGTTACACCTTAATAGCCATACAGATAGTTTCGGTTGATTAATAAAACGCCCTCTAATTGAGGGCTTTTTCATATCTGCTTTTTGCGTATCGAGTCATGTTTTCAAGATCGCATTCATTTACACGGTAGAATCTTGAGCCATTACCTGAGCGCTTCCATCCTAAGCCGAACTTATCCAACACGGTAGCAACTGGCTTTGTTGTGATCTTTGGTTTTGGATATGGCTTCAGATTGCCAGACTTATCTTCTTGCCATTTGCCGTAGGCGCTTGGAATCAATTTCAGTGATGAATATAGAAAGCGCGTGTCATTGCTAGATATGCGTTCGAATATTTTGTCACAGTCATCGCTTGTGATCTTGTCAAAGTCTATACCTTCAAAAATATCAGCAGTCGCTTTTACTTGTGCTTTCTCAAATCGTCTTAGTGCAATGTTTGCATCTGCGTCATCGGTCGGATGGGTTAATCCAAGCACACGGGCGAATCTATCAACCTTTGGCATGTTTTCAAACATATCTAAGTCAAGATCATTAATATCGTGACCTAAACCAAAATTGAAAGACACTCGCAGCTTGTAGGCAATGAGTTGTTTTTCTTCATCATCGGTTAGGCTTTGTTTTTCATCTAATGTTTTCGCTTCATCTTTGCTGATTTTTTTAGCAAGCTTGATGCCTAATCGATGGTTTTCTTTTAGCTCCTTTGAAATCTCTTTCATTTTTTCATTTAGCAAATAATCAGGGCTTGATACCTCGCCCGCCTTAACATCGAAGCAATAATACTGCATAAACCAAATAAAACCGTTGGCGAAGTCTGCGCGGTATTCTTGTTCCACGATGTCGATGTGTGCCTTAAATCGCGTGAAATCGTTTTCTTTTAATGTTGCACCCTCTAGCGCTGATGCTTGTCTAAGGCCAGTCAGAATTGATGATGTGGTCACTTGCTCGTAGCGGTGTGTGTTTTTCTGCAAACATACGTGCATGGTATCAACATAGCGGACACGCCCTAGCATCTGAGCAAAGTCACTAAAGCAAATGCTGTGACCTGATGCCATGCCTGCAATCATGGTGAAGTGCTGTCCGTCCCGATGTTCAACCGACACGCCACTCGATATGGCAGGCGATGCAATCACAAGGTCATATTTTCTTGATTCTTCATTCACATTTTCAAGAAACTGTTTAATCTTTTTGTTTTTACTGTTTTTTGAAGTAATCGCAATCAGATTGTATTTTTTGAACATTTCAGCCAGCACTTCGGCTTTGATTGCAGATTCAACCGCAAGCCATACCTTGCCGCCTGATTCTAATTCGAGCTGCACTTTGGTTAAAAAGTCCGCGCGTTCAGTATAGATATAGCATTAACGCCCGCGATTGTTCGGCACTTG